GGTGAATCAACATAACCTGTTGAATAACCACCATTACCGATTTCAGCTGTATTGGTAAATAAACCATAGTGATCATTAACATTTGCACCGCCTGTAATGTTTACAATTGTGGTAGCGCCTCTAAGTAATCTGAGTGCTACTCTGTTAAGGGCGTTACCAGCGCTTTTATTAACAGTACAAGATACAAAAACTAAAATTTTTGATGAGGTTGCGCTTGGCGTGATCGTTCCAGTTAAACCAGTATCAGCAAAAGTGCTAGAAGAACTTGCTACTTGGGTGGTCAGTTGTGCGCCGACTACCTGCAAAATCTTGCCACCGCCTCCAGCAGCAGGTGTTGCCCATGAAGGAACACCTCCAGCAACTGTGAGGACTTGTCCTGTGCTTCCAATGGCAAGACGAGCTGGAGTACTTGCTCCGCTTGCATAGATTGTGTCGCCTGTTGTTGTCAATAAAGCGTTTTGAATTGCGTTTGAGTCATCCTGTGCAACCCATGTGAAGTCCATGTCTGTGTTGCTTGTCTTTGATAAGACCTGACCAGTAGTACCACCCTCTATATCACAGCAACAGATCTATCCCTGAGCACGACTCAATGGGAAACAGTCATTCCTAGTTCATTAGCTTGGACAGGCGTAAATGGTACACTTATCTGGAACAACGCGACAGGAGCATTAACTTAATGGCAACAACCCCTAACTTTAACTGGAGCACTCCAGACAACACAGGATTGGTCAAGAATGGTGCTCTGGACATTCGCACACTTGGCAATTCCATTGATGCCTCATTGGTCGATCTTAAAGGTGGCACGACTGGACAAGTATTAACTAAAGCATCTAACACAGACATGGACTTTTCATGGGTAGCAGATGCCACAGGAATCCCTGCAACTATCTTTGATGCTAAGGGTGACATCATTGCTGCTACTGCTGCCGATACAGCTTCACGCCTTGCAGTAGGTACAGATGGTCAAATCCTTACAGCTGATTCAACTGCTGCCACTGGCATCAAATGGGCTACTCCTGCGGGTGGTGGTGGTGCTGTTATTCAGGTTAAATCAGCGACTTATTCAACAACCACGTCCACCACAAGCACGACATTGGCAGATACGGGACTTACTCTTTCGATTACACCAACAAGCGCATCAAACAAAATACTCGTAATTGTTTCTCAGCAATTTTACATGAATAGAATTGAAGAGGAAATAGGCATGAAGTTTACGCTTGCTCGTAACGGAAGCGGCATTTTTAGTGACAACGCCGCGAATTATCAGTATGTTAATACTTTCACTTCAAGCACCGATTGGGGTTGGAAAAATCGCTATAATTTAACATTTCTTGATTCACCTGCCACGACTTCATCAACAACATACAAAACACAATTTGCGTGTGCTATTGCTGGCGCAAGCCCACTAGTTATTGCACAAGAAGCAAGCAACACATCAACGATTACTTTAATGGAGGTCACACCGTGACAAACACAGAGATTGGGCAAGCACTTTTGAATTTATGTCCAAACAAAGAGTGGACATTATCAGGTGATAACTATGCAGATTTAGTATGGTTGTCAGACGGCAATCCTCCAACATTAGCGGAAGTAACAGCAGAAATTACTGCATTACCAATTAAGAAAGCATCGGTTGAAGCTGCTGTTGAATTAGCAAAAGAAGCAGCTCAGGCAAAACTTGCCGCGATTGGTTTAACCATTGATGATCTAAAGGCACTCGGATTGTAAGTGAAAGCAAAACTTTCTAAAGCTGCTTCCCAGTTAAGAGAGCAGATTGATGACTCGTTCCCAGATCGTGACCGCACATCGGATGGTTGGATCGGTGATACCCGACACGCTGCTCGCAAGTCAGATCATAATCCAGATGAGCAGGGCTGGGTTCGTGCCATTGATGTGGACAAAGACTTATTCAAGGGTGGCAAGCCAGACATCATGGGAGATCTTGCTGATCAGCTTCGTACCTTGTCCAGATCCAAGAAAGACAAGCGTATTAGTTACATCATTTTTGATGGACGAATCTGCTCCAGCATCCTTAACTGGAAGTGGCGCAAATACACAGGGGCTAACAAACACACTAAGCACATGCATGTTAGCTTTAAGAAAGAAGCTGACAATGATGGTGCTTTTTTTCAAGTACCTATGTTAGGAGCATCTAATGGATAATCTATCAATCATCATTGCCGGAGCTTGTGGAGTCATTGCTATCCCAGTTCTACGCCAAGCGATTAAGTCTTACCGCGCTAAGAAGTCTGTTGCAGACATCGTGGTTGATTCGATTGAAGCTGCTATTGATCAGGTTGAGAAGAAGTGACACAGTCGGACTTCTTCACCTTTTACATTGCTAGTCTAGGCGTGTTCGGTGGTCTAGCAGGTTATGTCATCACACACCTGCTCAATGAGATCAAAAGACTCAACACGCGAGTGGATGAGATCTATAACATCTTGCTTGACAGGTAGCATTGTGCTATGGCAAGAAAACCCACTAAGGCATTAGAGGATCAAGGCTATTCCAAGCTCGATGCTTACTGCATTGGATTGCATGAGTATTGGAAGTCATTACGCAAAGCTGGATTTACTGAAGGCATTGCGCTATTTATGATCACAGATGTTCCTTCTTACCCTCGCTGGATCTTGCCAGACCCAATCGAACCAGAGAAGCTGGGCGATTACGAGGACGATGAGGATGACGATTAAGCGAATTGTCGTAGTTTCGGACTTACAAGTTCCATACCATGACAGGGTTGCAACTCGTAACCTTGCTTCATTCATTAAGAAGTTTAAGCCAGATCAGGTAGTCACCATTGGTGATGAGATTGACCTACCACAGATAAGCAAGTGGGAAGAAGGGCGCATGGGCAGTTATGCCCAGACCCTCGATGATGACCGCAATGAGGCTGTTCAGCTGCTCTGGGATCTAGGCGTTACAGACTGCATCCGTAGCAATCACACAGATCGCCTGTATAACATCATCATGGCTAAAGTTCCTGCCTTTGGTGCATTGCCAGAGTTACGCTTTGAGAAGTTCATGAAGTTCGATGAACTCGGTATCACCTTCCATAAGAACCCAATGCCTATTGCGCCTAACTGGATTGCAGTGCATGGAGATCACACACCAATCAAGCCACAGGGGGGCTTATCAGCCCTAGAGGCGGCTCGTAGGCATGGAAAGAATGTCATCTCAGGACATACTCACAGAGCAGGGCGTTCAGCCTTCTCAGAGGCTTCTGGGGGTCGTATAGGGCGTGTTCTGCATGGTGTCGAGGTAGGCAATCTCATGGACTTTAAGCAAGCTGCTTACACGAAAGGCGTAGCCAATTGGCAGCAAGCCTTTGCCATTATCTATGTGAACAAGAACAAGGTTCAGGTGGATCTCATCAACATTGAGAAGGATGGAACATTCATCGTGGCTGGAAAGTCGTACGGACGAGCCAGATAATCGTTATCATTTCGTTATCAGAATGTGCTTGATTCGTCTGACACTTATGTCACACTAAGTCTGTAGCCAATCAAGGGCATTGGCACAGATAGGAAAGACAATGATCAAGTTCAATAGGATTAACGGATGGTCTTACAAGACATCTGACAATGCCTACATGATCAGCAATTGTGGTAATCGCACATGGTTCTCAGCTGAGATCGATGCAGAACTATCAGCCAAGCATGGCTTTGAGGTAGCAGTAGAGAACACCAAGATGTATCACACTACATTGGCAGAAGCCCAGAACTGGGTTCGCAGTTATAACTATGTGGCGGTGAGTGCATAATGGCAAACACAGACAAGCTGCTTCTGATCTGCATCTTTGGAATGATTATAGGCTTTATTATAGTTATCATAGATGTGCAAAAGACAGCTTATAAAAAGGGCGTACGCGATGGCTATCATCGAGGTCGCAGTTACAAGGGGCAGAAATGAGAGCCAATGAGATCCTCTTATCCGCCACAGACACTATCCGCGAGCGTGGTTTATCGTATGGTCACCCTTCAGATAACCTGCAACACACCGCAATGCTGCTCAGTGCATACTTACAAACACCGATCCATGACTATCAAGTCGCAGGGATCATGGTACTTGTCAAGCTTGCAAGGACTAATCAATCAGCCCAGCACATCGACAACTGGGTCGATCTATGCAGCTATGGCGCACTCGCTGGACAACTAGCCACAGAGGAGAACGAGCTTTATGTTTAATTTAGCCGATTACGAGACAGTAGAGGTGAGACTTGAAAAGTTTATTAAGGACTATGCAGATTTCCGCATTTCAACAGAGCTGGAAGTGGTCGAGAAGGATCGATACATTGTTAAAGCTTATCTTTACAAAAGTTCTGCCGATAGTGTTGCATGGGCGACAGGGTACGCTGAGGAGAAGATTACTGACCGAGGCGTTAATGCGACTTCAGCTCTGGAGAATTGCGAGACTTCGGCAATCGGCAGAGCACTTGCAAATGCAGGTTATGCTTCTAAAGGAAAAAGACCAAGCCGCGAGGAAATGAGCAAGGTCGTAGCTTCTAAGCCAGTCAAGCCACCGGTGGCAGAAGTCAAGGCAGATGATCAGGATTACTGGACAACTCCAGTGGGTCAATACAATAAAGTAGTCGATGCTCCAGTCACATTAGAGAAGGCTATGGAGAACATTGCAGCTGTAATGGGTACAGGCGAAGCACAAGAAGCACCATCATGCAAGCATGGACACATGGCGTGGCGCGAAGGCACAAAGAATAACAAGGCTTGGGGCGGTTACTTCTGCTCTGTAGTCAATCATCAAGGGGGCGAGCCTAAATGCCCTACAGTCTGGTATTCACTTTCATCCAGTGGCAAGTTCGAGCCACAGAAGGCGTGGGCTTAACATGGGTTATGTAGAGATCTATAACATCGAGAAAGATGGTGAATGGACAGACTTAGAGGATGTGCCTATGTATGACACAATCCTTTGTCAGCTGTGCAATGAACCAACACTAGCTAGTGACATCATCATTCCAGCCATCATTACAGATGGCAACCTTGTCGCTGGAACATGGCAGTGCAGGAAATGTCACGCAGTTAATGGCTAGTCAAGCAAGAAAACATAGAGGCTTCCGCACAGAGCGCGTAGTCGCACAGTACCTATCGACTGTGTGGAGTGGTGCAACTGTCGGAAGGGGTAGCGGTAAGGACATTGTCAATGTTCCCTTTGATGTTGAAGTCAAGGCACGATCAGGCTTTCAACCATTGGCTTACATAAAGCAATTAAAAGCTCGCACAGCTCTTTCGGGGGAATTGGGCTTTGGAGTGATACGACTAAACGGACAGGGTGAAGATGCGCGTGAGTATGCCGCCATCATCCGCTTAGAGGATCTCTTACCGCTACTCCAATTAAAGTATGGTCACATTACTAGCGAACCCACAGAGGCAGACATTGACCGCTGCCAAGCCTGTGGGTCTTACATGATACAGAGGTGCTTAACTTGCCATCCTACGACTACAAATGTTCCCGATGCAATCTTAGTCAAGAAATCTATCATGGATGGCACGATCGACCAGTGATACCTTGCACCTACTGTAATGAGCCTATGACTAAGGTTATTGCAGCTACACCTACAGTATTTAAGGGTAAAGGATTCTACTCAACCGACA